GCTACGTCTACAATTTTATGATAGTAAACTCTGCCATCAACATACCAGCGTTTAAAAATGTCATGACTTTTACTGTTAAAGTCCAACAGGCTCAGCACGTTGCCAAATTCTTCTTCGATCATCTTCTTGACCGATGAGCTAAGTTTAACCTTGTCCAGGTTTACCTTAACTACTTCTTCGTCATCCTCGGCTGCAACAGCCTCGTTGATGATGTCCTCGACTGCGCTATCACAGTCTGGATATAAAGCTATGTCTCTGTAACGATTGATTAGATCGTTTTCATTCTTAGCCGCAGCATCTATGTCTAGATATGTGCCGAAGAAGCCGCTAGCATTTACGCTGGTGGCTCCGTCGTCATCCTGTGGCACTACGAAACTCTGTTGATTTTTTTCCTCAGGTTTCTTTTTTGTCAAATTATACCCGAATAATGTAAAGTCTGCCATGATTAAATCCTATAAATTAAATACCGAAAATACTACCACCGCCACCAATTGTGTTATTAATAACATTGCCTGCACTCAGAGCTGTATCAAAGCTGGTGGTGTAGTGTTGGTATTGGAAGGTAACTGTGTACTGCTCAATTGTATCATTGTCACCGTAATTCAATGTAATGTCACTGAGATCTACTGGGAATGCACTGTGTAAAGTATAGATCTTTAATGGGTTATTATTTCTGTCTAGTTGTGTTACTGTTGCGTTGGTCTGATAATCGCGGGGATTGGTACGACCTGTGTTATTTTGTAAATCGTTCATGCCAGCCATCCAGCGTTCCAGACTGTTACGAATGTTAAAACTAACATCATTCATAACTGTGATGGTCCAGGGTTGGAATATGCGTTCACCAGCAAATTTAACTTCACGACCACGATACGGAACAATGGTCGGTTGCACTACGCTGCCTGGCAATGCTGCTGCATTTACTAAAAATGCTGCCTGCGCAGTAGCTGCTCCACCCAGGGTTACATAGGTTGGGAAGCTCAGAGCCACGAAGAATTGGTTGGCACGAGCGCCACCACCAATCATTGCGGCCTTGAACTGGTCTACATTAAATATACTTCTTTCTGCCATTTTTTATCTCCTTAAGCACCAATCTCTTCGAATGCAATGCCTGAGCGTGTTGCAACAAAGTTTAGTGTAATGTAATTAATGCTCTTAGCTGGTTTGATATAAATGTCAGCTACGAAATCGTTGCGATCAATAACTTCACCAGTGTTGTTTGATTCGTCACAAACTACACGGAAGTCAATGATGCCTCGGCGACCCTGTACATCTCTTAGGAATGGTTCTACCAGGCTAATGAATTGACTGCGGGTAAACGCATCATTGAATTCAAATAACTGGAATTTTGCAGCAGTAGCAATGGCCTTTTCCAAGACAATGAACAATCTGCGAACGTTGATTCTGTCAAATGCACTTGGTTTCTGAGTAAGTGTTTTGTCACCAAATAAAACTGTGCCCAGTCCAGGTTGAGTAACCACTGGATTGATCTGGAAGCGATACAGGTTATCTCTGTCTGTTTTGGTTGGCACCCAGTTTAACTTGACTAGATTTTTAATCTGACCGCGGTTATAACCACCTGGGCTATACCAGGGTTCAGCTACTGTATCAGTACGCACACATAACCCAGCTGTGTCACCACATAATGGGATCCAACGATAGGTATCATTGTATCGGTCATATTGATATTTCCAACCTGAGTCCATGACTGCATAACTTGAGTCTTTGTTAAAGTTAGTATTACGATCTGAAACAACACTGGCAGCTGTGATCAGGTTGCTGGTTGTTGGGCTAGCAAAAACCACACAATCGCGTCTAACATCTGCTATGTTATCCACCACACTGCGAGCTGTTGCATTATCTGAGGCAACACCAACTACTGGTATGAGACTTACGTCGTATAACTCACCATTGGCTAATTTAACATACTCGGTCTGGAATAAACCGTCGGTTGGAGTTGTGTCTACGCCGCCACTGAAGCTGCGAGTAATTGCACCACTGAGAACTGTAAAACCTGTGCTGGCTGCGGCTGGACTAGCACTGCCCCAGGCAACCTGAGCTGTACTTAGTGCAGTGGTATGTGTGCCCCACCAGAGCCAGGCACTGTTGGTATTGATGTAGTTTTTATAAAAATTGCTGACGCCGCTTTGTGAAAATGCGTCTGAGGCTTTGCTTAGGCCTGTGAATTTTTCCAGGACTGTTCCAGCAGTACCAGTAATGCCACCATCTTCGTCGACTACAATTACATGTAATTCGTCATAGATAACTGCAGTGCTGGTTGCACTAGCTTTGGTTAGAGCAAATCGGGTTGAGCTAGGACGACTGTCTACTGCATCCCAGAATTCCCAAAGTACTGTTGCTGAACTGTTGGCAGCTTCGGTCAATGCACCAGTGTTGTTGGTAAACACCAGAGTGGTTGCACTCAGAGCCGCATCAGCTGTGGTTTGGAATCTATAGGTTGAACCTGAAATAGCTACTTCTAACCAGCTGCCTTTTGGCACTGCTCGGCTCAGAGAAGTTACAACTGCACCAGTAGTTCTGATGGCACTGGCAGTATTTGTAAACTGATAAGCGTTGTAATCGCAAAAGCTTACCTTTAAGTTATTTCCTAATGTACCTGGGTATTTAGCTACAAACTCAGTGCCTGAAAGCACAGGAGCTGTATAGCCTAGGTTACCGTCATAATTGTCTTGATTTTTAACCAGGACTGCTGAACCCTGAGCGCTAGCATTTCTAGCTGAACCGTCAGCAACGCGGTTTACTTGTAAATTGTTACCATAACTCAGAAAGTTTGCAGCTGTAAACCAATACTTAAATGTATTGTCATCGGGTTTACCGAAAGTGTTATACAGTGTCTTTTCGTTGTCAACTGTTACAAATGTCTCGGCTGGACCCCAGTTAAAGTTGCCAACAAAGGCACCTGCTGTGGTTGAAACCTGAGGCACGAACAGGCTGACGTCACGCTCCTGAACTAGTACATTGGGCGAAACTTGGAAAGCCATATTATTCTCCTTAATTTAGACCATTCATCTTGCAGAATTGAATCTTCTTTTGATTATCCATGTATTTATAATATCTAAGAATTTAACCAATTTGACTGTTCTTTCTCTACAGACCATAGATCATTGTCCTGAATAAACTGCTGAGGCCCTTCATCGGCTCGGCCATCATCATAGAATCCAAACGGTGTTAATTCATCTTCGATTTGTTGTATTTGATTCGCAAATATTGTTTCTCGTAGGTTTACGTTGGTTAAATCCTTGAAGTATGGGTTGGTGGTAACCCATCCAAACAACACCAGAGGCATGACCAAATCATCATGATAGCCCTCGTCGGCTGCATAGCTGTCTTTAACCTGTATGAATGTGCTGAATTCACTGATGATATCTCTATCCCAGACTGCTAGCCGTCCCTCTTCCATGAGAGTTTTTAGCTGACTACAGCCAATGCGTTTTACTTTTTTATCTGTGCGAACACCACTCTTGCTGCTTCCGCCACCAAAACCACCAGACACCACCTGCCCGTGTTTGCTATTGTTGTTTACATACAGTATGTTTTCATACTCTAGTTCGTGATGCAGTATATCGGCCACCTGCTGACCATTGTCATTGATCTCTATGAGTGTCCAGGCATTGTTGTAGTTTCGAGCCACGGTGTGTATGACACTGGGGAACAGCATGGGTGCTATTTTATTATCTCGGAACTTGGCTACCACTTCATAGGGATTGGCAGTTATGTCTACTACTACTATGGTGCTGTAGTCAGCATCTACGCCACGCGCTACATCTACTATGGCCATGTAACTATGACCCACAACGGGCTCGGTGAGCACGTCCAGGTTATCCTTGGTGTACACAAAGGTCTTGGGGCTGAGTTTGGCCAGCATATCAGCATCTAATAAGGTATAACTGGAACCCAGGAAACTGCATAGAACTTCCTGTGTGAATTTAACTGAACCCAGCACACCTTTTTGTTCTGCGGCCCAGCGCTCATCACGGCCTGGAATTTCAGTATAGGGTATGAACAGGTTTACAAAATCATTGATGCCCTGTTCGGCATCGTTCCAGAACTTCCAGAAATGATTATAACCCAAAGGTGTTGAGCTCATGAGCACTTTAGTAGTCTCACCCGCCATGATGGTTGGATAGGTACTGGTAAAGAACTCTTCGGCTACATTGTTGGGAATGATAGCAGCTTCGTCAATGTACAGCCAGTTAACTGACTTACCTCGGATACCACTTGCTGCAGTAGCTGCACAAAATACCTTGCTGCCATTCTCCAGTTCCAGACTACCTTTGTTCCATTCTTTAACACCCTGCTGAAGCCACAGAGGTAAATTTTCATACATGCCCTGAAATCGATTTAGGACCTCACGAGCAGCTGCGGCCTTGTTGGCTAATATGGCAACTGTCTTGTCTGCCTGAAATAATGTATACCAAAGTATGCAGGCCGCACTGGTTATGGTCTTGCCCTGTTGTCGACCTTCCATGAGTATGACCTTGCGGTTATCCAGTATGGTTCGAACTTTGCGTTTCTGACACTCATAGAGTTTAAACGGAACCAGTCCATGATCCAGGCTCACAATCTTGCAATAGGTTTCTATGAAGTAAATGGCATCGCTCTGACAGCGAATAATTTCTGAAATTTGTTCAGGTGTATAGTCAAGCTGAAATCCCAGCTGTTTTAATCGGCTATTGCCGTTATAACTGGCCTTAAGTCGGCGAAGAGCTGTCGCTAGCATCTATGACTTTTTCATCCTTGTTTTTTAATAATTTAAGCAAGTCGTTGGTACTGCCTGAAAATACTATGTTGTTCTGTGTGCCAATCTG